ACGCGGCCCGCTTCCCATTCGGTGTCCGTGTGTGTCTTCAGCCTGTAGGGAATCCGGTCGCCGACGCTCGGCAGGTTGCATGTCTCCAGACGGCCGTAGGTCTCGGCCATTCCTGCAACGGCACCGGAGTATTCGCGATCGTGCGGGTCGTTTTCGTTCGTCATCATTCGCTCCTTCGTGGTGATGTCGTGACTGTACATACGATCAGCAGTAGGTCAAACGTTTTTTGACGCGTGGCGCTCGGGCGATACGAGCAGTTGGGGAGTCGAAATCTCTCGATTCGCCAAAGTGTCGATATCTCTAATACGAGCCAGCAGCCAGAATCCGAGCGACCAGAACCAGCACCTCGATCCAGAACTCAGCGTTCATGTCGTCCTCCTTGACGATGGGGCATACGATATGGAGTTATCTCCAAATCGTCAACAGTATTTTTTTCGGCTGTCGAACCGCTGGATTTCAGCCTATTTCCGCCCGCCTGGGCGTCGGCCGCAGAGCTTCCCGGCCTTCCGCAGCTTCTCGCGTTCGGACGCGAGACGGCGGATTTGGTTGGCGTCATACACGAACGACCTGGCCGAGACCTGCTCGCTCCAAATCTCGCCGCGAGTCGCCATTCCGCGAATGTGAGACACGCGGCACCCGTAGATCTCGGCGGCCTCCGACGTGCCGCACACGTCGCGTTTCGTTGATAGTCGTACTGCCACTGCCATACCTCGAAGGTAGTCGGGCCAGCCCCCGAATCAACCGGCCGGCGTTTGCCTTCGCCGGGCCGGCTGCGGAGAGTTGGAGATAGGGAATGTCGAGTGGAGGCGAGGGGAGTCGAACCATCCCCTCCCGTGTGTGATGGCATTCCGTACACTACTAGGCATGGAAGCCATGAAAGGAAAAAAGCCATGCCGATGCCGATCCGCGATCTGTTCGATCGTTACACCGTCCTAAAGAGGCTCGACGCGAAGACCGTCTCGCTCTACTCACAACTCGCCGACCGACTCGACCGATTCTTCGGGCGACCGGCGACCACGTCCGACCTGGATGATCTAGCCGTGAGCCGGTATCTCCGTTGGCGAACCGACACGCTGGGGTTCCGCGAACGACTGCCGTCGCCTGCCACCGTGCGGAAGGATCAGAACATGATCCAGGCTGCGTGGAGGTACGCGGCCCGTAAGAGAATCGCAGCGGAGTTTCCCGACCTCGCGCCGGTAAAGGTGCCGAAGCGTATCCCGACCGGCCGTGCCTACACGATCGCCGACGTGTCCGCGTTGGTCCGACGTGCCAAACGTCGATACGGGAAGACTGGCGGCCTGCCGTCGTCCTGGTGGTGGAGCACGATCATCTACGCGGCGGTAACGACGGGCGAGCGGTTCACCGCTTTATCGAGTGTCCGCTGGGCCGACGTGGACCTCGAGCGGCGTCGGATCATCTTCCGCGGGGAGAACAGGAAAGGACGGACGCGAGACATCGAACGGCAGATCACCGCCGAGCTCGCCGACATGCTCGCCCAACAGCGACGCGGACCTGGCGACCTGGTCTGGCCGTGGGACCGCCGCAGCCGCAGCCAGTGGGCCTCGCTCCAGGTCCTGTGTCGGACGGCGGGAGTCCAGTATCGAGGCTTCCACGGCTTCCGCCGGACGGCCGCCAGTTACGCGGCTCTCATGGGCGGCCGGGCCGCGGCCACTCGACTACTTGATCACAGCGATCCTGCTCTCCAGGCCGTCTATGTCGACCCGTTGATCTGCCCGAGCGACGAGTCATCATGTGCCGCGTTGCCGCCGCTCGACCTGGAGGAGAAGGCCCCGACACCGGCGGTCTGATCACCGGGCCGCGACCCGGCACTCCTGGTGACAGGCGGCATATCCCGCGATGTCGATCCCGCCGTCGTCGGTGGCCGCTGCGCCGAGCTGCCGCGAGACCTTGTCGAGGATCATCACGAGGGCCCAGTCGGACGCCGTGAACTTCGTCCCGAAGGCGGAGTTGACCATCGCGGCCGTCCGGGCGAAGTGTTCCGCCGGTGGTCCGTACTTGCCGTGCCGGTCGCGGACGGCGGCGATCGACTGCTCCAGCATTTGCTCGGCCGCTGTTCTCGTTTCGATCATGTGTCGCTCCTTCAGTTCCCGGATCATGGTCAGAGCGAACGAGGCTAGACTTCCGCCCGTGCCAGTCCAGCAGTTTGCCGAACCGAGCCGGCGGCAGAGCTGCTCGGCGGCCTGGAGGTCGGTTTCAGTCATGGGGTCGATACCGTAGCGACCACAGGATCCGAGAGAGGTCTCGACCGGCAGAGAGGACGACCGACTCGTCCAAGTCCGGGAAAAGTTGGTGGATCGCCTCGTGACACTCCGTCTCCAGCCTGGCCCGGCCGCGGAGCCGCGAGTCGATCAACACCTTCCGCTCGAGGTCGGGCCGCTTCTCGTCCGGCGTGATCGACCAGCCCGCGGCCCGGCCCCGGAGGCGAGCGTAACGCCACAGGACGCGGACGCCGCGGATCAGGAAGTGGTGATCCTCGCTCACGCCAACCTCCCGAGCTCGACCGGAGGCCCGGCGACGTGCATCGCGTGGAGTCCTCCGTCGGGCCTGTAGACGTAGAGCTCCATCGCCCGCCGGCTGCCGACGAATCCGCTCGCCGCGTGCCAGTCATCGGCCGGGCACAGGGCCGGCGCGATCCGCACGAGCACCCCGTCGATCGTCTCGATCGGCCGCTGCCACTCTGCCGTTTGGTGGTGAAGGTGTCCCGTGTGAATCTCGCGGTACGGGCAACGCGACCAGGCGGACGCGGCCTCGTGGCTCATGAGCTGCGGCAGCCGCCGCTTGGCCCGGTGACCGTGTACGAATCCCAGGAGGTTCCCGCCTTCGGTCAAGTATTTCCGCGGGGTGAACGTCGAGTCGACGGATACTCGCTTACTCTTCGCGTAGCGTTCGACTGCGATCCGGTGGAAGGCCCAGGTCAGCGTCTCGTCGTGGTTCCCGTTCACGACGAGCACGTCGGCCGGAGCCACCGAGGCCGCTCCGTCGACGACCTGGAGGAGAGCCTCCGTCCCGACGCTGATCATCTTTTGAATCCGGCCGTCGCGTTCTAGCGGCGTCCCCGATGTCGTCGTCCCACCGGGAGTGTCGTAGTGGAACAGGTCGCCCAGGCCGGCGACGGTGATCCTGCCGGGCGAGTAGCCGGTCGCGACCTCGAGCAGCTCGGCCGCGGCGTCGTTCACCAGCCGGGCCGCGATGTCGAGGTCGTAGTCGGCCTCGCCGGTCGACTTTCCCCAGGCGTATTTCCCGAAGTGGGTGTCGGCGACGACGAGGACCGCCCAGGGCTTGTCCGCGGTTCGCGAACTGCGAACGTGTTTCCATTTTCCAGAATGTGGAACAGGTCGCCGGATCGTGTCGCCGGCGGCGACGATCATCGCCTTGACCAGCTCCTCAACCTTCGGCCCGGCCTTCGGCCGCAGACGGACGAACACCCGGAAGAGCTCGGTCACGACCGGATCACCGGTCGCCCGGTCCGCCGTCAGCCCTTCCCACTTTGTCGCCTCGGAGGCCGCGACCTCGAACCGCGTCAGGTCCGCTTCGATGTGGCATAACAGGTCCTCAACCGTGCGGATGGTCCGCGAGACGCTGCGGGCCTCCAGGTTGTCGCCCGTGGCCTTCTTCGTCACCTCCTCGATCGTCAGGCCGTCGCCGCCTGCCGCCTGTGTGGCGGCCTTCCTGGCGACGCGGTCGGCTAGTCTCGACGGGCGAGCCATACGCGTAGCCCTTGTGGTCCGCAGAGGTCGTAGCCGCTCGTTGCGGCTTCCTCGATCAGCAGGTCGGCCAGGGCGGACGCGGAGGTCGGCAGCTCGCCGGAATGAAAGCGGCGGCGGACCTCGAGCAGCTCGGCCTGGGCCTCGGGGGCGAGGCGATCAAAGAACGACTTCGGCCCCGGCCTGAGAGACGCGACGCGGTCGGCGAGACGGTCGGCGAGCGACGGCATACGGGCCTCCGTGTCACGGGCAGCGGCCGTCCTGGGCCGCGGGTGTCCACCCTACGCTATGGGGTCCCCGGATCAATCTCGGCCGGGGCCGTCGAGCCGGGCGGCAGGCCGAGCCATTTCTCCCCGGCCTCGTTCAGCCAGGCGGCCCGCTCGTCGCAGCCGCAGGGGCCGCCGACCACGGCCGCGACTCGCTCCTTCGTGATCCCGATCAAGGAGAGGCCGGCGGCGACGCGGTCGCCCAGGCCGGGAGGAGGCGAGCAGATCGCGACAGGCCTCCCCATGGACGGGACGCGAACCACAGCACCACAGCGCCGGCAGCACGCCAGGAAATCTTCGCCGCACTGCCGCACAGTGAAATCGCATTTCATGAGACGGTGATCGTTACGACGGGGTCAGGAAGGATCCGCTTCCATTCAAGCGTCGACGCGAACGCTTCTCCAACTTCATAATATGGAGCCCCGTAATACGGATAGTACGACGGACCAGGGTCGTAGTACGGGACGACGTTAGTCAGGTATACGCCAAACGGTCCGCTCGGTTCTGGCCGAACGTACGAGCCGCCAACACTTGGGGCGGTTCCTGTGGATACATCAGTAGCAATATTCCAGCCGCTAGGGCCTGAACACTCACGGAATGTCGCGGGCTGCTTTGTGATAGTTCTTGTTTTTCTTGGGTCGATCGTTAGGCCTGCATCCCATGCGATTTGATCCCTATACAGAAAATCAGAAGAATCCCACATTCCCCACGGAAAAAGCTGGTTCTGCACATCGACAGTCTCTGTGAGATTCCTGGTGAGCCCGACAACACCTCCTCCGTCATTTCGGAATCTCGGCCATGTACCAAGAACAAGCGTATGAACGAAACTATAGGAAACTTTGCACGGACTAAAAAAGTCATCTAGTGAAGTGACATCTATCCTTCCATAGGTGCCAACCACAGAGAAACCAGGCGATTGCCAGAGGTCAACGACAAGCGTCTCGTCGATCTCGGGCGACGAAACGCTAGACAGAACACCAGGAGGAGTCCATGAACGCGACGAGCCTCCAGGGTAGGTCGACGGGACGGTAAGAGGGAGAGAACTTGCGATCGGGTTCCCAGACGCGGCGGCGACCTGAAACCGGATGGCGACGTACCGAATCGATGGACACGGCCGAGAACATGGAGGAGGGCAGCACACACACCCAGGCAGCAGAACCATTTCAGCACTCCGCAGCGATCAGATAGTAGGCTCCGTTCTGACAACGCGCCATGATCACCCACTTCCCGGCCGCCACGCTCGCGAACTTGTTGATGCACCCGTTGAGCGTCACGCCGGATGTCTGGCTCTCGTTTCCTGGAGTCCCGCTTTCCCAGATCGCGATATTCGCTGGCTGTCCCTTTGCCCAGGCGGCCGATGTCTTCCCGAGGCGAACCGGATCATCGTCCCCGACATCGCGGAACCGGATCCCAGGCATGTCGCGGTTCCCGGCCTCGTAGGCCTTCGTCGCCGCGATCACGCGACGAGCGCCGTCTTCGCTAAAGGCTACGGGCTTGGTCATGCTATGAAGACCGGCGTGCCGAATCCGGTCGAAAAGTTTGCCGTCTCGTAGATGTCGACGCCAGCACCACTGTTAATCACTGTGGGCTTCGATCCTGCATCCTTTTTCGTGCCGTTCGTGTTGAGGGCAACCGGCTGTTTCACGGCCTTCCCGTCTGATCCGGTGATCGTCTTCCGCTCTCCGCTGACCAACTCGGAGAATCCAATGTCCCAGGGCTTACACTTCCAGGTGTCGGGGTCGTAGCGAAACTCCCAGTGGGCCTCGATGTAGTCAAGCGTCGTCCCGTCGTTCGCTCCGTCGAGCTTTGAGACGGAGACCTTCTTCGCAGACTTCAGGTAGCACTTCACCGTTTTCTCGGGGTAGTTGCTCCAGCTCGCGCTATTCACCTTCCCGGCGTAGGCACTGGCGGCAGACCCGAAGGCCCCGTCCGACGCGTAGCACTTCACGAGCGACCAGGCGACCTCCTCTCGCTCTCGCTCCAGGCCCTCGAGCGGATCGCCTGCCGCGTTCGTAATCGACACGTTGCTTGTGTCACGGAATACCGGAACCGTAGATGTCCCGCCGCTTCTCTCCCATACGTCCTTCGGGATCCCCGACGACTGCGGCGTCTTCGTCGCCGGCGGGACGTAGTACTTCACCGTGAAGATCCACCGCATCCCCTCGCGGCCTTCGGAGTCGAGCGTGAACTCCATCGCCTTCAGCGCGGAGAACTCGGGGTGTGAGGCACCCCACACAATCCCGCCGGAGGCGAGCGTCCGAAGGATCTCGAGGCGGGTCGTTGTCGGCGAGTCGACGCGGACCTGCCAGCGTTCCGTAGCCTGGAGCGATTCGGCGAACTTGCCCGACAGGCTCGCGCCGTCGAGGATCCGCTGGTAGTTGACGACGGCCATCAGAAGTCCTCGAGGACGGTGAAGCCATCTTCGGCCGTGTTGGCGGCGATCTCCTGGAGCGCGTCGAGCTGCTGCTCCTGAACGTCACCGGCCCCGCCACGCATCAGGCGGAACATCTCGGCCACGCCGGCCGAGGACCGCGAGTCGATCCCCTTGATCGCCTCGGAGATATTCACGACGACGGGCGGCCCAGGCTGCGGCGGTAGTTGAGGCTTGGGGGCCACGTCCGGCGGGGCTGCGAGCACGTCCGTGATCGCCTTTTCGGCGCTCGTGATCGCGTCCGTAAACATGGTCAGCGGCTGCCGCTGGGCGGCTACAGCGTCTGTCAGACTTGCTAGTTCAGCGGCGAACGCCGGGTCGAGCTGCGTAACGAATCCTCCGGAGCCGGCGACGGCCGTCTGCGGTGCGGTGCCGGCCTGGATCTGGGCCTGCATTTCCTTTAGCCGCGTCGCCTCCTTCGTCACTGTCACGCCGAGAACGTCGGCAGCGGCGAAGTACATGTCTCTGAATCCGTTCGCGATCAGGTCGGCCACGGTCGCCAGATACTTCGCCCCGTCGATGATCCCCTGGCCGATCCGCTGACCGATGGTCTGCCCGCCGATGTCGCCGACCATCTTCACGAAGGCCTCGGAGATCCGACGAACAGCCGGAGCCATGTAGGCCACGACCTGCTGAGTGATTCCGGCGACGGTCTTCGCGACCATAGTGAACGAGTCGTTCATCGCCTCGACCTCGCGGCCCTGTGTCGAGGTCAGAGCGAGCCCAAGACGCTCGGCTTCCTTCCTGGCCTGGGCGATCCCGCCGACGCCGCCGGAGAACAGCGGCAGCAGATCGGCCCCGGCCTTGCCGAAGATTTTCACGGACGCCGCAGCGCGGTCGGCCTCGTTCGGCATCGCGGCGATCGCCGCCGTGATCGCGTCGAACCGCTCGGCCGCCGACATCTTCTTCAGGTCGTCGACCGACAGGCCGAGACGCGAGAAGGACGCGGCCGCGACGGCCGAGCCGGCGGACGCGTTCGCGAACGCGATCTCCGCCTTCGTCGAGGCCTTGCCGACTGTTTCCATCGACACGCCAGCCAGGTCGGCCGCGAGCGACAGGCCGGCGAACTCGCCGTAGGTCATGCCCAGCCGGGCCGCCATCTTGCTCGATGAGTCGATCACCTGCGACTGACTGTCGGCGTATGACAGCAGGCTCCGCGCCCCGGAGATCGCCGAAGACGCGATCGAGCCGAAGAGCTGGGCCCCGTTGATCGCGACCAGGGCCCGCATCGAAGAGGAGAGTGAGGACGTGTCGGACTGGAGGGAACGGAACGACGACGACGCCGCCTTCACGCCGGACGTGAGCCCGGACGTTGACGCGGTGAATACGGCGGATACCTTCCCGATCGAGGCCACGTCTTAGCCTTTCTTTTGCTGCGCCGCCCAGGCGGCGATCTTCGCGTCGATCTCGTCCTGAGTCATTTCTCGTTCCGGGTCGTAGTTGGGTAGGAACACGTCAACGAATCCTTCGTCTGGCTTGGCCCCGAATGCCATCGCCGTGAACAGCGTCCCGCGTGCCGTCCGGAGCCAGTCCTCCCCAAATGGCTCGACGCGGTAGTAAGCCATCCACCGATGGACCTGGTCGATCGTCACCTCGTGTTTCCATTCCTCGACCTTCGGGATCTTCAGGTGTGCTGCCAGCCGGTACAGGAATCGTTCAGTCAGTCCTGACCGGCTTCGGAGTTTTTTTCGTGATCCTGAACGACCTGCTCGCCGCTTCGGAGGACGGTCCGCCAGCACTGATCGTAGATCCACATCACGACCGCGTGATTCGCCGCGAGGACCTTCTCGGCCGCGAGGCCACAGGGCTTGCCGTTCACATCGCAGACGCAGGTCGTGAGCGTCTTCGCGATCAGGGCGGCCGGGGCCCGGCCGGCCGTGCCGTCCGGCTTGATCAGCTCGCCGTGAGCATTGACCAGCTCGTGCCATTCTTTGAACGTGGGCGACCGCAGGTAGACGGAGTCGACCGCCCCTGGCGGCGTGACGGTGACGACATCGGGCGTTGCGTCGAGGGCACTCATGATCCTTCACCTGTGAGTTTGAAGATGGCCTGGCCGACAAGAAACTCGCCGACGCTGCCGGTCACATCGAACGACTCGAGGTAGGCCGGACGAGTCAGCGACACGCCGTCCCCGAATACCGACACACTGGAGCGAAACCCGATGTCGGCATTCACATACGGAGGGCATCCGTAAAGTGTGACCTCGACCGTCCCCGGATCAATTGCGATGCAGTCGTATACCTTCACGATCCTGGCGTTCGACCCGTACCCCACGACTTCGCTCGTGATGTTCGTTTTCTCGACGAACACGGCGTTTCCAGGGGAGACTCGCCAGCGAGTGATCCTGCCGAGGTTCTGCCCGTTAAACGAGCAGGTCGAGCCCTGCGAAGAAGGAGTCGGCATCGAGTCGGCCTCCTACGGTCAGGCCGCGTAGTCGCTCGTGTAGTTGGCGGTCCACTTCTTCAGCTCGCCTGCCGAGTCGTCGCTCGTGGAGTCCATGCATTTACAGACCACGCCTTCGGCCGTGATCGTCGTTCCCTTCGTGGGCTTCGCTGATCCGAGGCCTTCAATAGTGACGGTCACGATCGTTCCGGTGGCGGAGTTTTGGCCGTAGTCTGCGAGTCCGTTTTCGTAGACGCGAGTCCCACCGTGAGCGATCGAAAGCGTCGAGGCGTCGAGTTGCGGAGTCACGTCAGACTTCCGCGAGACCTTTACGGTCGCCTTCGTAGCGTTGGAAACTCCGAACGCGGCGAACCCTTGCGAACTGGTGAATGTTGCTGCGGGCACGTCGTCTGCTCCTGGTTACGAGGCCGGGTAGTATGAGAACTCGACGGAATATGTCGCGTACTTACCGACCTCGTACACCTTCTCGTATGACTCGCAGATCCAGAGGGTCGTCGTGGCGGCCGCCGTGATCACGAGCTCCGTGTCCGACTTCAGATTTCCGGAGACGCTGCACGTCTTCGTCGCGACTTTCGTCCCGCCGTCGACCAGCGGCGGCGAGGCGTATTGGCGGGTCGAGTCCCCGAGTACCGTCACGTCTTCCTTCGGAGTCGCCCCGGCCGTCTCGATATCCTTAAACGAGATCGTCTTCGCGCCGGACGGAATCGTCGGGCCTGGCGAGGTCAGCGTGGAGATCGGCATGGTCTGCTCCTGTGTCGGTCGTGGTCGATTTTATGGGGTGACGTGCGGGGCGAATCTCACTCGGCCCAGCGGATCTCGACCGACAGCTCGACCGTATACGTCGGCGTCTCGCGGCCCTCGAGGTAGTCGGGCTGGCCGTCTCGCTCGTCGAGAACCAGGCAGTGTTCGACCGTCGTCCCGTCGGCGGTGCCGGCGTACTTGTGGATCGCCGCGGTGATCTGGCCGGCGAGCGTCCAGGCCTGGACGTAGTCGTCGGCGTAGACCGCCACCAGGAACCGGGCGACAGGGTTGACCTGGTCGGCGGACGGAGTGTCGTCGAACGTGTCGGCCAGGACCTGCTCGCGGCCCGTCGCCTCGCGGGCGTAGATCGTGAAGGGAGGCGACTGGGTGCCGGTCATGCCGACGGGCCAGGCCGTGGCCGACGTGGCGTCCTCGATCGCTTCCTTCAGCCAGACGTGGGGCGTGGGCATGGTTGGTCCTACTTGGGGGCGATGCCTGCCGCGATGCCGCGTTTCGACATGCCTGGGTTCATTCCAGACGCTAGCTCGATCGCGGCCTTTTCAAGGGCTGCCGCCATCTCGTCCTGTAGCTTGCTGGCGACGATCCCCTTCGACGCCGCGAGGCTCTTCTCGACCATCTTCCGCGGCTCAATCCCGCGACTCGTGCCGAACTCCAGCCAGATGGCCTTCCGCGATTCCCAGCCGTACTTGTAGCCAAGGATCCCGAAGACGGCCCCGTCCTTGTTCGTGCCCTTGTATTTCGACATGAAAGTCGAGGCCCGCCGCAGCGAGCCGCCACGGCGCTTGTAGTTCATCTTCAGCTCACCGCGGACGACCGCGGCCTTCACGCGGCGGCCGCCACCGACAGGCGTGTTCGCCTTCAGGATCGGTATAGCGTCCTTCCCGGCTTTCTTCATCGCGGCCTTCAAATGCTTTTTTGCGATGTAGCGCGGCAGCTCTTCAAACCGAGCCATTAGCGCCCCGATCTGCCCTTCGACGTTGCTCCACCCGAGGACGATCATGCCGCCTGCTCCTCGACGGTCAGCTCGAGGTCGTCGCGGTTCCCATGCTCGACGACGGCCGAGACGTATAGGAGCCGGTCGCCGCGGCTCGGCCAGCGAAGACGCTGGTCACCTGCCACGTCGCTCCGGTAACGGGTGTAGACCGTAGCCGAGATCCCGCCGCCGACCTGGCGGCGGCGGGCCTGTTCGTTGTAGGACGTTGCCTCGTAGGACCCGAGGATCGTCGCGACCGTCTCCCAGGTCTCGACGGTTCCGCCGGCCGCGTTGCGGCTGCGGACGGGCCGCTCGAGGACGAAGACCTCGCGGTAGCGCCCGGCAGCTCGTGCCATTACCAGCCTCCGTTCCACGAGCTGGCCGCGAGGAGCGTCTCGAAGGCCTGGGGCAGCTCGCCGCCGCCTTCGGTGTTCAGGACGCCGCGGTTCTCAAACTGGTGGTTCACATAGGCCAGGATCGCCGATCGGACCATGGGCTCGATCACGCCGCCCGGAGCGACCCCGGCCCAGTAGGTGACGACGATCTTCTCGGTCGTCTCATTGTCGAGCGTGACGATAGCCGGGAACGCGTCCTGGTCGACCTCATAGTCGGACGCCGACAGGGCAGCCCCGTCGACCGTGATCGCGATCGGATAGGTGCCGGAGATCAGCACGGGCGGGGCGGGCAGGTGGAGGATCTTCCCGCCCGTCCGCCAGGTCGCCCGGTACTGGGTCGCGACGAGCGTGACGGAGAGACGGCTCTCGACCAGACGCCTGGCCGCGGCGACTTTGTCGAGGAGGAACCGATCGTGTTCTGTCTGGTCCTGGGCGAGCGAGACCTGGGCCTTCGCCTCGGTGAGCGAGACGGGCTCGACGAGGGGCCACTGGAGGACGCGGATCGTGTCGGGCTTTGCCATCGGTCGCTCCGTGGTCCAGATAGGCGAAGAGCCGGGGCCGGCATCCCTGCCAGCCCCGGCCCCCGTGAATCACATCGACACGGATCAGGAGGTCGCCTTCGCCAGCCGACCGACGAACTCGGGGCCGTGATTCAGCACGCCGAGGCGGCTGGATCCGACGAAGAGCGTCTGACGGCTGCGGACGAGCAGCTCCTTCGCGACCGTGATCTGGATCCCTTCGGCAGCGAGGCCGACCGCGGTCGACTTCGAGAAATCGCCGTAGAGGGCGAGCGTGGTCGCCGGCATACCCTTGGCGAGGTAGACCGGAGCACCGTACACCGTCGGGACGACCCGACCGCCGCCGACCGTCATGGTCGTCTGTTGAGCCGACCACAGCTTCATGAGGTCGACGTAGCCGGCCTTGGAGGCCACCCACGCCCCGGTGCCCATGATCGTCTCGTCGACCTTGCCGACCACGTCCGCGAGGTTCGCGTTCGTGGTGGACGAGGCGAGGGCCACGGTCACGGTGTTGGGGTTGCTCGCGATCGCGGCGACCGCGGCCGGGAGGCCGGTGATCGACGGGCTCGACGTGTTGCCGGTGAGCCACTTCTGGTCGTACCAGACCGCGAACCCGTAGGACATCCGGTCGACGAGCAGGCCAGCCACGTCGATCGGCGAGTCGCTCAGGAGGGAGTTGCTCACCGCGACCGAGCCGCCGGCCTCGTAGAGGGTGAGCGACGGTCCGCTCGTCGAGAGGTCCTGGTCGGTAAACGCGGCGTTCTCGGCCGCGAACGACACCGTGAACTCGCCGCTCTTCGGCAGGTTGATCGTCTGACCCTTCGGGCGGAACACGCTCGCGAGCTGCATCGCAACCGACTGGTACTGGAGGCGATTGATGATCGCGTCGTACAGCTCGGTTACGACGTAGGAATCGCCGTAGCCGCTGACGGTCTCGCCCATGGCCCGCTTCTCGCCGCTGGCGAGACGGACCAGGAACTCACCGACATCGGCCGCGACCTTCGCCGAGCGGAACGCTCGCACGCCGGCCCTGATGTCGGGCCGCGAGAAATCTTCGGGCTGGGCCACTTCGGCCGGCTTCGGCGAGCTGGCCGACTCGGTGACCGTGCGGAGGCTGGCGAGCTTCTCGTCGAGGGCTCGCTCGGCGGCCGCTTCCTTCGCGATGTTGTCGGACTGCTCCGAGAGGGCGGCGAGCCGCTCCTCGACCCGGGTCCGCTCGGCATCGTCGGTCGTCTCGACTGCGCGGAGGTCGGTGATCTCGGCGGCGACCTTGGCGGCGTCATCCTGGAGGCGGGCGAGCTTGGGCGACGGCATGGGCGATTCCCTTCGTGTGTCTGTGTGGTGTCCTTACCGCACGCCACGATATGACCGCCCGCCGTGGCAGAATCTCTCCGCCGTCCTACGGTAGGACGATCAGCGGTCGGGGCCCGCCGATCCGATCCGCGTGATGATCTCGCGCTGCCCGGCCGCGATCTCCTGGAGCGTCTCGGCCTGGCGGACCTGAGTTTCGCCGAGCGAGCGGAGCGTCGCCGATGTTTGCTGGAGGTACTCGGTGTGGCTCTCGACGATCGGGACGACCACGGTCTCGTGAAGTGACGAGGCGGCCTGCCAGAACATCCACAGGATCACGGCCAGGATCCCGGCCGGGATCCCGATCGTGTTCAGCAGGGCCCCGGTCGGACCAAGGGCCTCGACGATTTCACTTCGCGTCACGATCCGCTCCTACTGTTGAGCCACCGAATCACGAGGGCCTGGACGATCGCCGAGATCGCCCAGACGAGGATCAACGTCATGAAGGCCATTCCGCATTGTTCGGCGTAGACGGTCCGAACACGCCGCTCGACGCGGCGTCGGATCGTGTCGACTTGGTGATCGCACCATCCGGCGGCGAGCTCGCCCTCGACGGCGTCGAGCTGCGACAGGGCGACGCGGACGAGCGCGTCGCACCGCTCGCGGCCGAGCATCGACCGCCGCAGCGGACGATCGGCCAGGGCCTGCCAGACTTCCTCGCGAGCCTGCTCGAGGTCGGTCACGGTTGCACCTCGCAGAGCGTCGCGACCGGTGCCTTCCGGTCGGCCTCGGCCAGGAACAGGGCGATCCGCGTCGAGCAGGATCCGATCGTTCGGTTGCGAGCGGTCCCGAATAGGACGCCGGCGAGCTGGCCGGCCTGGTCGAAGATCGGCCCGCCGGAGTCGCCATGCCGGGCGGCCCCTTCGAGCTCGACGAACTGGGCTGGGTGTTTCCGCGTGGGCGACCCGTAGTCGGTCACCTTCCCGGTCTGCTCGCGGTAGACGCCGGCCGGTCCGTAGCCGGCGATCGTCAGCGGGTCACCGAGCCGCGGGGCCTGGGCGGCGATCGCCACGGGCTCGGCGTCTGGCCTGCCGACGACCAGGGCCGCGAGGTCCCAGTCCTGGTCCCACGCGACAACGCGGGCCCGGGTTGTCAGCCCGTCCGGGAACGACACGTCGACCGCGTCACGGTTGCTGCGGACACAGTGCCACGCGGTGAGGACCAGGCCCGACGTGCCACTGACGCGAACAAGAACGCCGCTACTGCATTCGAGCGACGCTCCGACTCCGCAGACGACGCGGCAGACGGACGGCCGAGGCTGGCCCGGCTTTCGGTCAGGAATACTGCCGTCTTTTTCTGACGGAATGTCGGCCGTCGTGCCGGTGCCTTCGCACTTCGGGCAGGGATAGAACAGCGGCACCCGTCCGACGGTCCGCGTACCTTGGCAGACGCCGCAGTCAGCCGCGAGGGCTGACGCCGCGAAGATCATCCAGACGATGGCAGATCGCATGTGTCATCCGGCTGGCCGGCTCCAGTCGTCGGGGAGTGTCACCGTGGCGATCGCGAACGAGCCGCGCCACGCGGAGCGTGCGGTCTGGTCGGAGTCGTAGCGCGTGACGTTGTAGGAGTCTGGGTAGGCCATCAGCCGCTTATCGGCGACCCACCGAGCCCACGGCACCGCATGGCCCCGGCGGCCCACGCTCACGACGAGACCGCGGAGGACACAGCAGACGGCCTGCTCGTAGCTCTTCGGGAAGATCACCTCGAGCGCCCGGAAGTGGCGGGCCGTTTCCTGCCAGCCTTCGGGGAACCGCGAGACCGAGACCCACTGCCCGCCGGACTGGTTCGAGTTGCCCTCGCCGCTCGTGCCGGTGAGCGTATGGGGAAGGTGATACTCGGCCGGCTGGATCGTGTCGGGCAGCATCCCGCGGCGGACCGCGATCTCGAGGACCGCCCGGACGTTCGCCCCGCCCCAGCGGTCGGGATTCGCCTCGGCGTAGACGGAGAGCGGCGAGAGCCACACCGAGCCGAATAGCGACGACTCACCGTAGCGGTAGGCCTTCTTCGGGCCGTCCTCAAAAATGATCGACCGAGCGCGGTTGCGGGCCGCCTCCATGTTCGCCCGCAGACTGTGACAGGTGCATTCGTGGGTCGGATTCTGGTTCGTGTATCGGTCGATGAAGTTGATCGGCCAGGTGTCGTAGCGATCGTTGTCGCGGGCCGCGTCGGCCCAGTCCCGCGGCTCGATCCAGAGCGAGTCGGGGAACTCGCGGGCCGCGTTGCCGCAGGCATCGCGGAGAACGTCGTCGGTGTCCTCGGCCGCCAGGTGATCGGGGTAGCCGTCGTGCTCGTCAGGGAAGTAGTCGATCAGCTTCGGGTCGATGCTCATGGGACGGCCCTCGCGATCGCGTCTGGATCGGTCGGTGCCTTCACGATCGACAGGACCGTCGAGCCCGACAGGACGACAAGGGCTGGCAGGCCGTCGACCTGCGCGGCGGCCAGGGCCGGCCGGTACTGCTCGGGGATCTCGCCCGTGCCGTCGACGGTGTCGGCCTCGAGGAGCGTCGCGACGATGCCGCGGTCTCGGTTCAGCCTGTTAAGCCCCACGACAACGCCGGTCGGCACGGCGGTCTGGTCCTTCTCGTAGACGTAGACCGCGGCCGTCGCGGCGGCTGGAGCCGTCACGGTAGACACGGGCCACGGGATCGCCGGCAGCGGACCCGCGAGCAGGAACAGGCCGGCAGCGAGAAGGACGAGCGGCCTCATACCTTCGGCTCCTCCGGCTTCAGCAGCTCGGCGTGGAGTTGGAGAGCGATGGAGACGGCCGGGGTTTTCCCCTGCTCGCGGAGCCGAGTCGCGAGGTCCGACACGATCCGAACGTCGTCGGTCGGGATCTTCGACGCGGAGCCGACCGTCAGGAGCCCGCGGGTCTTCTGGACCGCGAGGTAGAGGGCGTAGACGACGAGGGCGATTCCCACTGCGGCCTGGGCGTACTGCATCACGAGTTGGGCTCCTGTGGCATGGTGTCGGCGATCTGGTCAGCGATGGCGACGACCTCGCGGACGAGCTCGACGCCTTCGGGTGTCTTCAGGACGGCGGCGACCCGCGAGGCAAGCCGGT